CAGTACGTCCTGTAGTAACATACTGGATCTTAGCTCTCTGGTCATTTGTTCATGTATGGTTAGCTTATAACTCATGGGTTAACGGTATGCCTCCAGTAGACGTATTTAAAGTAATGATGTCAGCAGATTTCTCTGCTCTTGTGTCTGGTACTTTAAACTACTGGTTCCTTGATCGTACATTAAATAAACGTGGACTATGAACTTAACACTAGCCGCAGACTTATGTAAAAAGTTTGAGGGCTTTAGGTCTAAGCCCTACTTGTGTCCTGCCAATGTAGCTACTATTGGCTATGGCAGTACATACTATGCTGATGGTAAAAAGGTAACGCTTCAGGACGCTCCTATGAGTGAGCCTGAGGCTTACGACCTTTTACTCAGAGAATTACACCATACTTATTTACCCGGAGTACTTAAGTATTGTCCTGTACTAGCTACAGACGAAAGAAAATTAAACGCCATTGTAGACTTCTGCTATAACTTGGGAGTTGGCAGACTTCAAACCAGCACATTAAGACGAAAGATTAATGAACAAGATTGGAAAGCCGCTAAAGCGGAGTTAATGAAATGGAATAAAGGTGGCGGTAAAGTTCTTGCTGGACTCGATAAGAGACGCAAAGCTGAATGCCAATTACTCGGTACCTAATAGGATAACGATAGTTATACTATCATTATAGAAATAAAAGGAACAACGTTGAAACGTAGTATTAAACAACGTAACGAAAAGTTTTTCAAAGAAGAAAAAGCTTTTCATATTAATCCCAAGACACACAACCAAAAATTATTGTTAGAAGCAATCAACGAGTTTCCTATTACAGTTACTCTTGGTGCCGCTGGTGTGGGTAAAACATATTGTGCTGCAAGTAAGATTGCACAACTATATCTGACAGGTAAGTATAATAATATTATTCTTACCCGAAGTAATGTACCCACAGGAAGATCATTAGGATTCTTTCCTGGCGACATCAATGAGAAACTAACCCCGTGGCTATTACCTCTTATTACAGTACTAGAAAAACAACTAGGTAAAACTAAATTTGAGTATATTAAAGCTAAGGGTATCCTACAATTACAGCCACTAGAAACTATCCGTGGTAGATCATACGAAAATTCTTTAGTACTAGTTGATGAATGTCAGAACTTAACTATTGAAGAGCTTAAGGCTATAACAACAAGGCTAGGTGAAAACTCTAAGATGGTTCTTATGGGTGACTCATCTCAATCCGATATTGATAATGGTTCTAATATTATTCGTTTCTGTAATATCTGTGAGAAACATGATATTGAAATTCCTATTGTTAGGTTTACAGTAAATGATATTGTCAGGTCAGATATTGTTGGTCAATTGGTTAGAGCTTTTATTAAAGAAAAAATTTAACAAGGAGAATACCATATGGCAGAACAAATAAGAGACCTTGGTAAGGGAGGTCTAAATACAGACCTAGCCCCAGTGATTGTACCTATGAATACATTTACAGACGTACTTAACGTCAGGTTTGATGATGATGCAGTACAAACAATTACTGGTGAAACAACTTCTAGGGTTGTATCTATTAGTCCTGACTATGGTATTCATTGGAGACGACCTGATCAAGGTTATAATATCTTTGCTAAGAATGGTGACATCGTCAGAGTAGATTCTGCAGGTAGTTCATCTAGTATGTTTACTAGTTCTGATCCACTGTATAATAACAGTGACTGGCAAGGTACTACATTTAATGGTGGCTTTGCTATTATCCTTAACAATGGAACAACAACACCGTTGTATTGCTTATACGGTAGTTCAACAGCAGGATCATCATTTCAACCATTACCCGGATGGAATTATATTAGCGGTCTTACAGTGACTGCTAAGGTTATCAGGTCACTTAACTACTCTCTTGTTGCGGCTAATCTTAGCTTAACACAGAGTGGTATTACAACATACGCTCCCGGAACTATTCGTGTTTCTGTTCAAGCCCCTACTGGTAACATTCCTCAGGTATGGCAACCCGGAACTACAACAGACACAGCTGATGAGTTTGAATTAAGCTCTACTTCACCTGTACTTGATATGGCTCTACTAAGAGGAAACATGTTTGTGTATTCTTCAGACAGTATTAATATATTGTCTATTGGTAATGTCAGTAAAGTAACGAACTATTCTACGTCTTACGGTATCCTCAATACAGACTGTGTATGTGAGTTTGATGGTAAACATTTTGTTGTTGATCGTAATGATATTTATATTCATAATGGTTCAGGAGAGATTACTTCTCTTGCTGATTTCCGTATTAAAAAGTATTTCTTTTCTAACCTTAATACAAACGCTATTGATAAAGTACACATTGTAAAGAACCCATTCTATAAAGAGATCTGGATATGCTATCCTAAAGGATCTTCTACTGTATGTACTGAAGCATTAATATATAATTATAAAAATAATACATGGACAAAGAGAACATTAGGTAATATTACTTATGCCTTTTCTGGACCAGCTAATGCAAGTAATCAGTTCCAATACGGTAAACAAGTAGTATATATGACTACTAATACAACACAAACACTTATTACAAATGATGGTTATCAAATGTGGAATGGAACTGCTCTTGCAGGGTTCACTTCATATGTAGAGAAAAGAAAACTTAATACAGGTGATACAACAGGTAGTACTCTTATTAGTTCTATTTATCCTATCTTTGATACTGTACCTGTTAATGCTAATATTACTATCAGTGTTATTGGTCAGAGTAATCTTATTAATACACCATCATATACTTCTTCAGATCAATTTATATTTCAACCTAGTAATGATAAAGCACAAGGCTATAAAGTAGACCCTCGTGTTAACGGTAGGTTGCTTAATTTTAAAATATCTTCAACAGACTATTGGAGACTTCCAATTATTGCTTTCGATGTAAAACCAGCAGACAGGAGATAATATGTTTAATCCGCCTATTACTGGTAACAGTGAGCTTGATGCTTATCTTGCTCAATTAGCTCTGGAAACAGATGCTAATAACGGGGTGTTAGTAGACCCTAATACAGGTAAAATCTATGATGGTAATACAGGCAGTATTTTGTATTACTTGTATCAATATATTCAAGTTAAATATGCTGATGATAACATTGGTACTAACCTTTCTAATTCACCTACTAATAAACTTTTCTTTGGTGTTAATAACAATGCATCAACAACAGAGTCAACTAACCCTGCTGATTACACTTGGTATTTAGCCTCTGGTGGGTTTGGTACAACTAAGTTTTTATATTACTTAGTTAATGGTGGTCGTCAGATTATGTTCTCTGTTTCTACATCTGCACCAAGCTCATCTTATGTAGTTGATTCAGGTTCTGCTATTGACCTCGATGTTGTCACTGCTTCAACAGCTAATGCTGCTGCGGCTGCAGCTCAAGCTACTGCTAACATTGCTATCTCAAATGCGGCTACTGCACAAAGTACTGCTGATGCGGCTTTAAGTGGTTTGTCTGGTAAGCTAAATAAAAGTGCCTCAGATATTCTTAGTGGAGGTATTACATTTAGTTCTGCTGGTGGATTCAAGACTGGTACAATTTCTATCGATGGTTCAGGTAATGTTACGGGAGCTGGTGTAGCATTCACAAGTAAAGGTATTGCAGGTAGAACAGCTTCAGATACTACCTTTACCATTGATGCTACTACAGGTAGTGCTCTTTTTAAAGGAGACATTAACACTAATGGTGATGCTGTATTTTTAGGTGATAACCCAACATCAACACCAATTTTTGTTTATGATGGTAATTACAATATTGATTATTCTTCCCTCAGTAATGGTTCAACTAACGCTACATTTGGAAATGCCAGAGCAGGTGTTTTAGGAACAGCAACATCTTCAGGTAGTATTTGGAACGCAGGAGTTGTTGGTTATGCACAATCGCCTTCTGGTGTTTCTGGTGGTGTTGGTATTGGTGTGGTAGGATCCAGCAATAGTATTGGTGGATATTTTACTGGTTATAGTAGCGGTATTGGTTTAATTTGTTCATCAGATTCAACAACCACAACTTCATTTCAAATTCAACAAGGTCGATTTGTTTGGGGTTCATACACAATCAATCAACCAACAGGATCAACTACCTTATTTCTTCGTAATGACGGTCAATGGGCTACCCCATCAGGAGGTGGTGGTGGAGTAACAAGTTTATCTGCAAGTAGTTCTTCTAGTGGTCTTAGCTTATCTGCTTCTGCTTCTACTGGTGCTGTGTCCCTCACTTTAAGTGGAACACCATCTTATGCTAGTAGTTCTGGTAGTACTTCTTATGCCTCTGATTCAGGAGCTTTAGGTGGTTATCCTGATTCATCTTGGGCAAGAATCTTTCCAACTAATTCAGGGACAGCTAATGCAGGTGGCTCTGGTTTAAATATATTAGGTAGCGGATCAACAGGTATTGCTGGTGCTTATGTTGGTACATCAGGTTCAGGTAATACAGTTACTCTTACTGTTCAAACATCAAGCCCCTCAGATCCACGATTGAAAAAAGATATTACAGATATTGATCTTGGTTTAAACTTTGTTAAGAGTTTAATACCTAAAAAGTATCGTCTTATTAACGACCCTAAAGAACAATTTGGTTATGGCTTTTTAACTACAGATGTGGAAAAGTTAATTCCCAAAGGAAGTTCTCTTGTTTATCATGAACCAGACTTAATAGCTGGTAATGAAAAAGGTTTTGATGTTGTACACTACCCATCATACATTGCTGTATTAACTAAAGCAATACAAGAGTTAACCGCTAAAGTAGAAGCATTAGAAGCTAAATTAAAGGTTTAAATGAAAATAATTTTACTATCGCCTCAACAGGCATTAGAACACTGGAAGACTATTTCAGAATTACTTAGAAAAGTTCTTGAACATGGTCAAGGTGAATCTACTCTTACAGACTACATGAAGAAAATTCTTAATGAATTTGCTCAATGTTGGGCGGTAGTAGATGATGAATTGAATATTGTTGGTGTAGGTTTAACAGAGTATTTGCAATATTCTCAACATAAAACACTTCATATTATTGCTTTTTCTGGAAGTAATTTTGAAGAACAATCTAAAGTGTTCCCTACTGTAGAACAATTTGCCCGTGACTCTGGTTGTAAAGCCATTGAACAATGGGGTCGTCCAGGATGGGCAAAGGTACTACCTAAGTATGTACCAGGATTTAAAGAAGCTTACGTAGTAATGCGAAAGGAATTAAAATGAAATATAAAATTAATGGTTCTATTAAGAAGAACTACGGTGGCGGTGGTGGTAATACAGTAAGTAGTATTCCTGATTGGGCTGCTCCATATATGAAGAATGTTGGTAATGCCGCTGAATCAGCGTATGGTGAGGGTGAACTAGGTAAGGTAGCTGGTGCTTCTGAGTTGCAACAAAAAGCATTTGGTACTGGTGCTCAACAACTTGGTGCTACTACTTCTACAGCTCTTGCGTCATTAGGTGACCAGAATAAAAGATTGTCTACTATGGCGACTACACCTAGTGCTGAAACATTAGCCGCTACTAAAGCAGGTATTGTACAAGACGCACAAAAGAAGGTAGCTGGACTTAACACAGGTTTCGGTGCAGCTGGTACCTTAGGATCAGCACGACAAGCTGTTATGCAGGGTGCTCAGAACGCTGAGACAACAGCACAACTTGCTAAAGTAGATGCTGACTACGAAGCTAATATGTTTAAGAATCGTCTTGCCGCTGAATCTGCTTTGCAGTCAGGCGCTCAAACAGCTTCTGGTATTGCTTCAGGTGGTGTATCAAGTATTGCTAACCTTGGTAATCAACAACGAGCTATTGATCAGCAAGGTCTTGATTCTACATGGCAAGGTCTCCAGCGTTATGCATCAACTATTTATGGTAACCCTGCAAGACAACAGGCAACTGGAGGTAAGTAATGGCTGGTATTCAAGGCACGACAGCAGATGCTTTTAATAAAGAAGTTGCTTTACAACAATCAAGTGGTGGAAAAGGTGGTGGTACAGCAGTAGATGCTATGGGAAGACCAACACTTACTGCTATGAATACTCCTATTATTTATGGTAAGTCTTATTTAAATAATTATACAAAAGATTACGTAGCCCCACTTGCTAAAGATACTGTAACAGACGGTGGTGGTAATGGTGGTGACGGTAACTCAAGTACATCAGGTGGTGTAACTGGTGTAACAGACGGTAATACAGCAAACAGTATTACTGGTTTAGCCGCACCCGCTAATTTATCTATACCTGATGTATCTATGACAGGTATTGGTAACACAGGGGCTACAGCAGAAGGTCTTGCCGCAAACGCTGCCGCATTGTCAGTTGACGATGCTTCTATTTCTGAAGGTGTATCTGCTCCTAGTGAAGGTGGTAGTAGTGATGGTACTGCTGGTGGATCTGTTGGTGTGGGTGATGCTCCCGGTTGGGCTAACGGCACAACATCAGTACCCGGATACTATAATGGTACTATGGGTGTTGATGATGACCCATGGGTATGGACTCGTGCTCAACCTGTAGCCGCACCATTATCAGCAGAAATTAAACCATCTAATGAACAAGCATTAGGTCGTATGCCTGATCGTACAGAGCAACAATTAAGCTCTATGTTGGTAGGCAAAGGTGTTGATGCCGCTACTCAAGGTATTAATACAGCATACAAAGCATATACTGCCGCACCATTAGCCGCTGCTGAAGGTGCTGCCGCTGCTACAACAGGCGCTACTGCAGGTGCTACAAGCGCCGCAATGGCGGGTGGTGAAGCCGCATTAGGAGCAATGGGACCAGTAGGTGCAATCATTGGTGGAGCATTGTTAGTTAAAAAAGCTAAAGATATTTTAAGGAAAAACTATGGGACCACTATCAGGTAAACAACATAGAGAGTACCTCAAGTTTCAAAATAAAGAAGCTCGTGAAGCGGCTAAGATGGAACTTGACGAAAAACGTAAACAACAATTACATGAGATTAAACTTCAAGAAGCAGCTGCAAAGGCTAATCAAGGTTTAGGTCATAAACAACAAGTTAACAATGCTAAACTTAAAGAGATGGGTATTCCTCCTGCTAAGATGAATAAACAAAAGCTTGGCATTCCAACACAAAATCCTTTAGCAGGTACTGGTATGTTTAAACAAGGTCAACGGAGTCTTGCTCAACCTACCGTGTTTGAAGCAAAAGGTACTGACACAGTTCCTGCTATGCTTACTCCAGGAGAAGCTGTTATTCCTCGTGCAGCCGCACAAGACCCTAAGAATAAGAAAGCTATTAAGCGTATGGTACAAGAAGGTCGTAAGGCTAATGCTATGCGTGACGGTGCAGTAGATGTACGTTATTCAGATGCACCTGCACAAGCTAAGTATCATTCACAAGGTACTGCTATGGTTGTTCCATCATTAGCTTATGAGCATTCAGATGTTCCCGGTTCTTCTTATGCAGATGGTACTGAACATGTGTTTAGTCGTGGCTCTGCTGATATGCAACATTATAGTATGGGTACATATGGTGTAGTACCACAACAAATACAGTCTGCGGCAGGTTACTTTAATGGTGATGAAGATATTGATGAAGAAAAGAAACGTCAAGGTGTAGTGCCAATGATTATTCAACCTACAGTTGAAAATATTCCTGTGTGGGATGATCGTTATCCTGTAGATAAAGCTGAAGAATATGCTAATACAACTGCTATAGATAGACGACCTACATCAGTAGTGACTACGCCTGTTGCTAATCAAACACCTTCTAATGCTGTTATAACAGAACCACCAGTTGTTAGTAAACCTGTTGTTACTCAAGTTGATACATTACCAACTCCTGCTGTAAATGCAGTACCTGAAATGTTTAATAAAGTTGTTGAAACAAAACCCGTTGTTACACAAACTGTAGCGCCTCTTGCTGTTGCTTTAGATCAAATGACTACTGAACAACTTATTGAGCGTGATAAAACTAACATTCAGAATACACCAACAATTGTTGTACCTGCTAAAGAAGATCCATATGATCCAGCAAAGGCTACACGTAAAGTTGATTTTATTACAGATCCAGTGCAAGCCGCAAATAAAGTTCGTAGTGTAGCTGACATTGTTCAAGAGCTATCTGGAACTAAAAAGACAGAAAAATCCTTTACAGATTCTTTAGCTAATTTATTTACTGCTAATGGGTTTAAAGAAGAGCTTGGTTTAAACAATCAAGATATTATTCGTATGGCTATATCAACTGCTGTTGGTGCTAAAAAGTTTGGTGTTAATCGTGCTCTTGCATTTGCAGGTAGACAGGCATTTGAAGATTCAAGTAAGCGTAATGCACAGCAACAAGCAGAAAATAAAGCTATTCGAGCAGCTGCTGTACAGATTCATGGTCAAGAAGTTCGTGATGCTCGTGCAGAAGAAAATGCTTTGGCAACTGAAAAGAGAGCTGTTACTCGTGAAGAAGCACGTAGGGAGCATGATCGTTTTATTGCTGCTCAACAAACTAAAATGGCTGAAATTAAGGAAGAATACAATCGTACAAGAGATGCAAATCGCTTTGAGCAACAGATGCGAGTGCTAGCCGCACAACAAGCACAACAAGACAAACGATTGCAAGCTACTTTAGGTAATCAATGGGCTATGCTGTTTGCTAGGGAAGACCTAAAGAATAATAGTCCTGTGGAGCAGCTTAAACGTTTAGAGCAACATACTGAAAAAGCGGCTATGGCTGTTGATGAAATTTATAAACGTGAGTTAGGTAGTGCAGATGTTAGAGACCAAGCTAATCCACTTAGAAAAGGTATTCCAACACCTAAACAAGCTACTCAACAAAGTTTGTCTTATTTAAAGAATTCAGGATTTAATATTACTAACCCTGATGTTGCTCAAGAAGCTACAGCGCTTATTAATCAAGCAACAGAGCAAATGATTGCTGATAAAGTTTCTGGTAGAGTTAAAGAGGTTGGTAATATAGCTCCATACTTGGCTCGCAATATTGTTACTCATCGTATGGGTCTTCAAGCTGATATGTTTACCGTTGGTAATAAACCTATGCCAGCTGAAAAGGTAGGTGAAATTTATTCGCTAGCTAGACGAGCAGCGTCAGATAAAGAAGGCAATGTTAGCCAAAAAGATTTAGCTGACGGAGTTAATAAATTAGCTACTGTATGGAATTCTCCAGAAGGTAAGAAGTACCGTGAGCAATTTAAAGGTACAGAAAATGAAACCGCATTTGCACAATTCTTAAAATCAAGATTAGAGAATCAGTTAAAATAAAGGAAAACAAATGGATGGATTAGACGAAGAACTCCGACAGATTTTCTCAAGGAAATCAGATTTACCGGGAGGTATCTTATCTAAAGATGCCGACACTATGGTAACCCCTTCGGGGGAATCCATCCGTCTTCAAGGCATTAATGCAAGAGAGACTGCTAAGTTTCAACCGGATCAAATTAAAGGTGCTCAGTTAGGTGCTGACACACAAACAAAAATCATGGAAGATATTATCCGTGAGGGTAATTATACTACACCAGTATATACAGGTAACAAATCTTACAAACGTGAGGTTGGTGATTTAGTAGATCCTATTGGCAGACGTCTTACTAACAAAGCATTAGAGATGGGTGTTGTTGATCCAAGCACATCTGCAGATACAAGCCAATATACCTCTATGTATATGGGTAGCCTTGAACGTGCTCAGCGTAGAGCAGATAATAAGCCTACATTAGCTGACAGTATTCTTGATAGCTTAAACAAAGAACGTAATGCCGCTGGCTTTATGGCTAAGCGTTATACAGATACTGCACCTCAGTTTGGTAGTATAGCTGATGAGTCAGGTAACAATGATTATTTTTCTGGTCCTGCTATCATAAGAAAAGGTGAAGACAAGTTTGGTAAAGCTACTTCTAACTGGGATACTGGTTGGGATCAAGGTAAGATGCAAGCCGCTAAAAGCTTGTACGGTGCTTTAGACCTTATTGCCGATAAAACAGGTAGTGAATTAACTAAAGATTTTGCGCAAGCAGGAATCAATACTAAGAATTCACAACTATCAGACATACCTGAATTAAGTAATGCAGAAGCATTTGATTCAAAAGGTAATTGGAAATTAGATTCTTTAGGTAAGTTTGTTGATTGGACAGTAGGTAGTGCTGCTGCTTCTGCTCCACAAATGTTAGCTACTATTGTTGCTACAATGGCGGCACCATTAACTTATGGTGCTTCTATGGCAGTTCCTTTTAGTATGTATACAGGTCAAGTGTGGAATGACCAAAAAGAAAAGAATGCTACAGCCGCTATTGCTGCTGGTTTTACTATGACAGTGCTTGACAGGCTGTCATTAGGTTATTTATTTAAAAATGTTAGTTTAAATATTGCTAAAAAGTCTACTCAAGATTTAGTCTTAAAAGAATTACAAAAGACAATGAGTAAGGAAGCAGCCGAAGATTTGCTACGAAAGTCTATGACTGAATCAGTTAAAGAGGTTAGTAATGCTTTTAAAGCTATTTCAGGTAGTAAGCTTAATAAATTAAAAGAGATTGGTTTAGCTACAGGTGCTGGTGTTGTTGTTGAAGGTCTTACAGAAACAGCACAAGAATTAACTGGTTACTTTGGTGAGCAAGGTGGCTTTGAATTACCGTCTTCACCTGAAGAAATGCAGAAGTTAAAATCTAGGTTAATGAATGCGGCTGCTGGAGGTGGTGTACTTGGCGGTGCATTGTCTGGTGGACTCAAAACTTACTCAGCATTAACTACTAGTAACCAGATACCTAGATCTTCAACAGACGTACTGTTTAGAGAGCAATATCTTCGTGATATAAATGATCAGCGAATTGCTCAAGGTAAATCAGCTCTTGCTACAATGCCAACAACTAAAGACGTTATTAATGAAACATTAGCTTCACAAATAGATAAAGATACAGAGACAGCTCTTCAAACATTAGCAGAACCTGAGATTGCTAAGAGAGGTTCTGAAGGTGTTATTGCTAAAACTTATTCAGCTATTAAGGATAAAGGTATTGGTGGTTTATACGACAAGTTTTCTAGTGTTATTACTGGTGATACCAATCATAAGAGTATTTATTCAGCTACACTAGCTACTCTATTAGGTAGTTCTAATGCTGTTAATGGAACGTCTATTGAGAACCATCAGGCTATGATGGAATCAAATATCTTTAGGAACTTTGGTCCTAGCGAAGAATTGAGTTCTGCTTTTGGTGGTGTTTCTATTCAAGAAGCATCACGTATCTTGTCTGCTCCTATTGTTGTTAATGCTGTAAAAGAATTAGCACGAGTTAAAAGAGATTTGTTTGCTAAGTCTACTAAAGATGTTGCTGATAAAATAGCTATTGATTATGGTAAATATGGACAGCATAAAGACGCTATTATTGAGTATGCTGATAGGATTAGTAATCTAGTTACTTCTTATAACCAAGCTACAGGTAAAGACTTAGATGTTCAACAATTTTTAGAGCATAAACCTCTTGACAAAGCATTAGTGTCTAGGAACTCTGCTCAGTTTGCCAGAGATCTTCAGCAACATTTAGGTATGAACTATTCTGACTCTGTTCAATTAACTAATTCTATATTAGATAACAAACAAGTAAATAGTTTTGAAGATTCACTTGATTCTTTGCTTAATGATACTGCAGATAAGATTAAAGGTAAACAAGAGTTAGAAGCTAAGCTATCTAAACCAGAGTTTAAAGGTAAATTTACTCAATATATGTCTCATAATATGTTGGATAATGCTTATTCCTTAGCTGCCTCTGCTGCAGCGTACAATACTAACAAAGAACTTATTGGTAAGAATGGTTCTAATCTTGCCGCATTAGTTCAAAAAATGTTAGACAATGGTGACATTGACGAAGCTCAAGCAGGTTTTATAGCTAAAGAAATACAAGACGTATTGTCAATGCGTAATGGAGAATACAGACCTATTAATAATCCTTATTTAAAAGGTGCATTAAATACTGTTAACTTCTTATCTACTATTACATCATTACCTTTAGCGGCTATTAGTTCTACTGTAGAGTTTGCTCAGATATATCGTAACTTAAATAGACCTCAAGCGGCTAAAGCTACTCTTGCATTACTTAAGAGTACAGGTAGTGAGATTGGTGCTATTTATCGAGAGATTGGTAGTAAGGTATCCGATAGGGTTGTTATTAAAAACTCTAAGATAAGATCAGAATTATCTGACGCTGGTTACCTTAGAGAAGGTGGTGTTGGTCACCGTAATGATATCTTAACCTCTTACTATTCTAAATGGACTGACGGTTTCTTTAAGATAACAGGTCTCACATCTGTTACAGCTATTACTCGTCATGCTCGGTTAGCTATTGCGGCTGATGCTATTCAAAATTGGTTAGATACTGTGTCGCAAGGTATTGGAACAGAGCAAGAGATAACAGACGCTAAAGATCACTTAAGAAGGATTGGTGTTGACTACGAGTACATGATGAGTATTGATGCTGATACCAGCTCAAATGAAAAGCGTGTTGTAGAAAACTTACAACAAGCTACTTATAACTTTGTTAATGAAGCTGTTGTTATACCAAGTACACTTAATAGACCTAAGTTTTATAGTGATCCATACTTAAAATTGTTTACTCAATTTACAGGATACACATCTGCATTCACAGCTAATGTGTTACCACGTTTAATATCTGACTTACGAAAAGCAGGATCAGAAGACCAAAAGAATTCTGCCGCTGTTATCGCTATGATGATGGCTTTATCTATGCTTGCTTTGTATATTAAAGATATGATCAAGTATAATGAGCATCCACCTAAGTGGGTAAAAGAGAACAAAGAATTTCTAAGAGTTATTAATCAAATGGGTATCTTAGGTTCAGGACAAAGAGTGTTCGATCAGATATTCCCATTGATGGAAGACAACAGAAAGAAATCTATTACAGATAGAATTGCCGAACAATCCGCACAGCTCTCATATCTTAAAAAGATTGAAAGAGCTTTAGAGGCACCAGAAAATCAACGGATTGAACAGGGTGCGAAGCTGCTTCCCATAGTTGGAACAAGTCCCGCTTTCGCTAAATACTTACAAAGAGAGTTAGGAGGATCACAAAGTGATTAACATTAATACAAAAGCTAATGTATCTACAGTACCACGTATTGCAGATGATTTGCTTCAACAACAACTTAACGAAGCTAATGCTCGTATGAATGCACCGCCCCCTGAAAAGGAGGTAGTGTCTAACCCATCTTTGTTATTTGGCGAAGAGGAAGTATTTGTTCCTCCAAAAAAGTTTTCTGGATTACCAGCTGATGCAAGGCTTCTTGCTGGTACCGATGTACGTGGTTCTTTACCTGAGTTAATGCCTAACGGACAGCCTATTGATGACATTCCTGAGATGTATTCAGGTCGTAGTTCATCACAAGAGCTGATGCCTAATGGACAACCTATTGATGACATGCCTGAAATGCCAGATCAAGCTACCCAAGAAGACGGTGGGTTTGGTATGGAAAACTTTGGTTTGGAAAGTACTGATGAAGATTATTACAGTAAGCTTCAACAAGAACGACAAAGCCAAATGGAAGCACGGAAGATTCTTGATCCTTCACGTTGGGAAAACGAAGAAGGAATCCGATCCGCTTATGGTGAAGGTGCAGTTAAAGCTACTGAAGCAGGTGCAATTAATCGTACTGCTATGAGCATTACTAATGGTCTTAATGACTTAGATATTGGACTGTACAAAGAGGGTACAACAACTAATGCTAAGCTTAATGGTCTTACTTATCTTAAACAAGGTACTGGTTTAGATACTAAGCAAGTTGGTAATGCCGCTACTACTTCTTTTATTTTGTTAGCCCCTATGCTTTCAGGTGCTGCTTCACAAAAGAACGGTGAGATTCAATCTACTGAAGACAATGCGGATATCAGCGAACTAGATAAACTGTTAATGGATGATGGTGATGGTCCACTTAATAAAGTGGCTATTGATGGTGGTCTTAAGCGTGACATGGTTGAAAAGAACCTTGGTCGGTTGTTTAAGAAGCTTTCTAAAGGCGTTGGTGATACTTATTGGGGTGATACCGAACGTGTTAACCAAAACCTTTCTAATGAAGCGGCTGGAGCAACTATTGGTCAAGCCTTAGTTGATAAAGGCTTTTTGATCGAAGATGTAGATCCGCAAGGCACTGAGATTCTTCGATTAAGTCCAGGCTTAGGAGCTGAATTGCGTTTCAAAAGTAAAGGTATGCAACGTTCAGTAACAGGCGCATTGTCAGGTAAAGCTCAGAAAGCTCCACCAACAGAAACAGGTGCTTACCAAGGCGCACGACAAGATGTGCGTGGAATGGATAAACAAAAGAACGAATATACTGCTACTAAAGAAATGGCTGAGGCTAAAGGTGCTGTAGCTAAAGTACCATTGTTTATTTCTCCTGTTAAATCTTACTTTGCTGCTTTGTTTAATGAAGCTATTCTTTCTCATGTTAAAAACCCAGCTAACCCTGCTCCATTAGATGTAATGGGATTGCTTAAGGTATCCGAAGAAGATATCCAAGATGCTTCTGTTAATGGTAATAAAACAGCCGCTGAAGTTATTGACCAGAAAGTAAGTAACTTACAAACAGAACTTGGCGACATGGCTAAACACGTAGCTTATGGTGGTCCACAATGGTCTACTTATTGGGAAGATTATGCTACACACCGTATGTACCAAGATGCTACTGACTTTAACCCACAACGTAACAAGTGGACTCGTGCATTAACTGTTGGTAAGTCAGCTCCAATTATGTTGGACAGTGAGTACCATAATACAGGTGTTAGTAAAGTAACTGCTGAAGGATTTTTAAATCGTATTGCTGGTAAAGCTCGTGGTGGTAATTTTACTTTGTCACCTGCAGAAAAGGAACTTAGTTTCTTGTTGACTCTTGGTCGTGTTCTTGACTCAAGTAAATCTGTAGGTATGTCTTCTGAATCTATATTGTTACCTAACTTGTTGCAAACAGTAACACCAGAATTTATCGCTGAGGCTGCTGCAAAAGGTAGATTGCTAAGAAGTATTGTTCCAACTAATACTCGTGAAGTTGTTAATGCTCTTGGTAAACCAGAAGGTCTTATTGAAAAGCTAACACCTGCTCAGAAGGGTGCTGTAGATAACTTCCTTAAAGAAGCAGATAGAGATGATTGGGGTTACAAGTTACAAGCTTATTTAGATGCTGCAAACTATTTAGATGCTAAGCTTAATGGTATTCCTTTTACACCAAGACTTACTGTAGCGTTGGATATGAACTCTGCTGGTCGATCTTTCTTAGCTTCTGACGTTGGTAATATGGATATCCTAAGCCGTGTAGGTTTGGTATGGGATAGATTTATTGATAGAGTTAATGATATGTTTGTTGATACCCTGCCAAACGAAAAGGGTGATCCACGATATTACTTTACAACTGTAGCTCTAGATCAAGGTGTAGCTTCTGCTTTTGGAGATGCTCAGTCTGACAAGGTTGAGATGTTTAAAATCTTGCTTAACAAGTATGGTGGTGCTGGCGTTGCTGGTAATAAACAATTTAACAAAGACTTCTCAAAGAAAGTTCTTATGACTACCGACTATGGTAAGCCAGCTAACTTCCACATTGCTGAAGCACAGGCTTTCTTAAAGAGTCATCCTGAGTTTCGTGATGAGGCATTAAGGTCTTATAATGGTGATGTTAATGCTTTAGCTAAAGACATTAATGAAATATATAAGGCAACTTTAAAGCATACAACAGACTCTTGGCAGTATACATTACCTAAGAAGATGGTTAAATACCTGCAGATGTTTGGTCGAGTACCTAAACCAATTGGTTATTGGAATGAAAACATTTCTATTGGTAGGTTTGGAAATGAACCTACAGGTAATATTGTTCAGATTAAAGGTGCAGAAGGTAATCGTAGACGTATAATGGAAACAGCTAGGATGTTTGATCCATTAGCCCCTGCTAAAGCTAAAGGTTTAAGGTTAGATGATGGCTCATTATTTATTCCTGAAGAAGGTTCAGCCGCAGTTAACCAAGTTGGTCCTACGTTTGGTCAATACCGTGAATCAATTATTGTTGCGGAGACAGCAAGGCTAATTAATGGTAAAAAGACACCTGCAGATTCTAGCTTTATTATTCCTGTGTTTGACAACTTTATTGTTGATTCAATGAGTTATCCGTTTGTACATTATGTTGCTAATAATATTGTAGCTCCTAAAGTTTTCGAATGGAATATGGCTAAAGGATTTACAACTGACTTTATTAAACAACTTAAAGAAGCTGTACCTGAGATGATGCGTTCCGATGAAATTATTATTGGACCAGGATCACCTTACAAAGGTATATTTACAACTGTAGATCGTGAGTACAAGTGGTTAAAAGATAAAAAGCCAAATGAGTTAGCAGAGTACCAAAAGAAATTAAAAGAGTTTCTTGAGAGTAAATCTTCAGGATACGTTCCTCCTGGACCTGAACGTTCAGAATCAACTCGCATTACTAAAGCACAAGCTAAAGCTTTGGTAGATCAGATGTATAAGTATTACTACTTTAATTCAAATAACTCAGGTATATTTGCTTGGGAAAATCCATTTTATAAAGGCAAACGTGATCCATTCCTTAAAGAGCTTAAAGCAAGAGCCGCTAAAGGATTAGTTTACTTCTTTACTTAACAAATAAAAAACCCCTATTAGGAATTATCCTAGTAGGGGTTATTTTTTTTTTATTTAAGCAACTGATTATACATATCTAATGCTTGTGTTTTGTTTTCTTTAGCAGTCATTTCTGCTTCTGAAGGTGTGTAAGGCATACCTGTTTTATCATTGATAACATCAACTAAACCAGTAGCACTTTGTTTATATACTTCATTAATTACATAAGGACCAAGATCTTTAGTGTAAAGAACATTATCTGGAATGTTAATACCAACATCCCGCATATCTATTTGAAAGTCATGATCATCATAATCATGACCTCTTAATGCTTGTACATTATAACTTTTCATTTAAAGCTCTTTCCAATAGTTGCTTTGACCTTCCAGTTAAGCTTGGATAGGTCTTTAATATAATCACCAATAAGAGTAGCCAAGCCACCATAAGACTGCATATCAGCGTCATCATAAAGTTCTTGGGCTTCTTTAATTAAGTCATCAAAGTCTTGATTGAGCCAAGTAAACATTTCTTTACTAGGCTTTCTTGGTGAATCGCACTCAGTAATTTCAGTAATACTAAGGATTTCTTTGAGAGAACATAGTACAGGCTTATCCATCTGACGGATTTGTTCACCAAGCATATCATGCTGTTCCCACAAGAAGTCATAGATCTCCTCAAGCAATGCATGATCTTGAGCAAACATAGGACCATCAACATTGAAGTGATAGCCATGAGACTTGTAGTATGTTACAAAGTTATCAGCATAAAGCTGTGTAAGTAATGTAATCAAACTATTACTTTTAGATTGGGGTGGTG